CCCTCAGGCGCATCGGGGTGGTGGCGCAGGGCATCACCCCGCAGGCCGAGACGCTGCAGCAGGCGCTGATTGCGTTTAATTCGTATGTGGACGCACTGGCAGCCAATCGGATGCTGCTCTACGGCGAGACGCGGACGACGTGGCCGCTCGTGCCCGGCCAGCAGACCTATCTGGTTGGGCCGGGGCAGGACGTTGACCGTGCCCGGCCGGTCTATCTGGAGCAGCTTGGCTCGGTGTCGCCGCTTCGTTACATCGACACCCAGAACGACTTTCTGGAGACGCCGCTGGCGCTCCTGACCGAGGCGCAGTGGCGGGCCGTCTCGATGAAAGGCATGTCCTGCACCCTGCCGAGCGCGGCCTACTACGACCCGAGCTATCCCTTCGGAGCCATCCACCTGTGGCAGGTGCCGACGTCGTCCTCGTTGCTCGGCGTGATGTATGCGCCGACCGCGATGCAAGAATACAACTACGACGACCTTGTTTCGCTGCCTCCGGGTTACAGAAGGTTTTTGATCACAAACCTCGCGATGGAACTCTGCGCCGAGTTCGAACGGCAGCCACCCGCGACGTTGCCGGAACTCGCGATGCAGGCCAAGGCCGACGTCGAGCGGGCCAACATCGTGCTTCGGGACATGGCGACTGACCCCATGTGGTCGGCCGGCGGCGCAGGCGTCTACAACATCTACAGCGACACCGCGAGCCGATGAGATTTCCCCTGTTCGTCAACGGCGCATACCGGGCGCTCTCGCCGACCGCTGATGACGAGCAGACGATCAACTGGTATCCCGAAATCCTGAAGCAGGAAGCGCCCGGCGCGGTCGCCGAAATCGTCCTCTACCCGACGCCCGGCATCGAGACGTTCCTGACCGTCACCGAGACAGCCGGCGGCCGGGCGGCCTACGCACTCAATAACCGCTGTTTTTTCGTCGTTGGCAGCAAGCTCGTGGAGGTCTTTTCGGACGGGCACTACGAACTGCGCGGCGACGTGGGCAACGACGGCAAGCCGGCGCAGATGGTGTCGAGCGGCCTCGGCAGCGACCAGTTGCTCGTCGCCAGTGCCGGGCAGGTCTACTGCCTCGACCTGCTGACCAACGTGCTGGCACTGGCGCTGACCATCAACGACGCGGCGATTGCGCCCGGCCCGGCACACTACACGCACGTCGGCTTGTCCTACCTGTTCTTTCAGGCCTTCGACGTCAGCGACTCGGTCTTCCGCATCAGTGCCGGCGGCGAACTCCTCGATGGCATGGTCTGGGACGGCCTCGACTGGCAAAGCCGGTCGCTGCAGGGCGACCCGTGGAAGGCGATGCTCGTGACGAGCTACGGCGAGACGTGGCTGATGGGCGAACTGTCGAGCGAGGTCTGGTATAACAACGGCGACCCGCTGTTCCCCTACATGCCCGACCCGAGCGGCAGCATCCCGTATGGCATCATCGCCCCGTTTTCCGTGTGCGAGGCGGCCGACAAGGTGGTGTGGCTGGCGACGACGGCGGATGGCGACCGGCAGGTGGTCGCGGCGCAGGGCTTTACCCCGAAGCGCATCAGCGACCTTGCGCTGGAAGCGGAACTGGACACCTACCTCACGGTCGAAGACGCCGAGGGGGAAACCTATCGCGAGGCCGGCCACGCCTTCTACAAGCTGACGTTCCCGACCGAGGAGAAGACGTGGGTCTTCGACTTCCAGACGGAACTCTGGCACCGTCGCGGCACGTGGATCACCGAGCGGGACACCTTTGACGAATGGCAACCGACGTGGCACTGCTTTTTCGACCGCAAGCATCTCTGGTGCGAGCGGCATAGCGGCAAGATTGTTGAGGTGTCGCCGGAGTTCGTGCACGATGCGGATGGCCGGCCCCTGCGCCGGGTGCGTGTCTCGCCGACGATCAGGAGCGAAAACAAGCGGCTCGTACACAAGCGGCTGGAGGTGCTGATCGAAGCCGGCCTCGGCCCGGTAGCCGGCCCGAAGATGATGCTCCGGGCGAGTGACGACGGCGGCAAGACGTGGGGCAACGAACTGATGCAGCCGATGGGTGACATCGGCCAGACGCGGCAACGGTTGGTGTGGGAAAAGCTCGGGCAAAGCGTTGCGCGGACGTATGAACTGTCCTGCAGCGAGGCGATGTCCGTCAGGGTGATCGATGCGTTTACCGAGGTGGACTGATGGCGCTGGTCAGGCAGAAGATGCCGGTCAGGGAGCCGATGACCGAGCCAGACAACGGCCGGATCACGCGGCCGTGGCGGCTGTTCCTGCGCTCCGGCACCGACACGGCGAGCGCGGCTCCGCTTCGGGTCGGCGCGGCGCACCTGACCGGGCAGGCCGCCGGCATCGGGCCGACGCAGGTGCCGGGGTCGTTCCCGCCGGGCCTGTATCGGGTGTCGATTTACGCCCGGCGCACGAAGGTGGCGACGACCTCATCGAGCCTCGGCGTCACGATTCGTTTTCTGGACGGCGGGCAGGCGCTCGTGATTACGACCGGCGTGAACACCGACAACAAGCTGGACGCCATCGTGGCCGGCAGCGGGATGGTTCGCATCGGCTCCAACTCGCCCCTCACCTACGAGGTCGAGTATGCCTCGGTGGCGGCCAACGAGATGATCTACAGCCTCGACGTGGTAGTCGAGCAGGTGCAGGCGTGAGGAACTAATGCCAACAACCACAACGACCCCAATGTCGCAGATGGGGGTGCCTAACCGTGGCACCAGCGAGATGACGCTCGACCAGTTCAACGTCGCCATGCGCTCCAGCCCGCTCTACCAGAACTTTATGACGTCACGCGGCCTGCGAACGGACGGCCACGTCAAGCTGTCCGACCGGCAGCAGGCGGATCTGGAGCGGGAACTGGCCCGCAACGGCATCCCTGTTCCCAAGGGAATGCACATTGATCAGGGCGGCAATTTGAACCAGAAAAACCGGCTGCTCCGCAACGTCGGCATCGGCGCGGCGGTGACGGCAGCGGCCCTGACCGGGTTTGGCCTCGCCGGCATCGGGCCGCTCGCAGGTGCGCTGGGTGGCGGCGGCGCGACTCTCGGTGGCACGGCGACGGGCCTCGCCGCGAGCGGCACTGGCTCGGTCGGTGCGGCGGCGGCTCCCGTGGTCGGCACCACGGCCGGTCTGGGCGGCTGGTCAGCGCCGCTCTTCGGCACGGCGGCCAACTATGCCGGCGGGGGTGCGTTCTTGGGGGCCGGGGCCGGCTCGGCCGCTGCCACCGGAGCGGCGGCCGGCGCAGGTTGGGGTGCCGTCAACTCTGTCGCCCCGGCGGCGGGCAAGTTCCTGACCGGCTCCAACATGCTGGAACTGGGGAAGATGGGCGCGGGTGGCATCACGTCCTACCTGCAGAACCGCTCCACCCAGAACGCCCTGCGAGACACCAACGCGGCCACGATGGCCGACAACGCCGCGCAACGGGACTTCCTGCGGGAACAATACGACCGGGAGCATCAGGACTACCTCGACGCCATCGCCGAGCAGAAGCGCCAGTGGGACGAAGAGCAGAAGGAAAAGGCCCGCCAGTGGGAAGCGATGGAACCATGGCGCGAGGCCGGTCGCGGCAACCTGACCCGGATGAACAGCCTGCTCGATGAACCGCGCCCGGGCCGGGTGGCCTACCAGCCGACGTTCCAGTATCGCCCATAAGGATTAGCCATGCTCGACCCACGACTCGACCCAAACAGTCCCGACTACGACCCCGACTACGCTGCCAGTGTCGGCGGTGGCCCGCCTCCAACGCCGCCGGCTCCTCCGGCGCTGACGGCCGACCAGCAGGCGGTGACCGACTACTACAACCAATATCTGGGTCGAGCGCCGCAACCGGGCGACGTCGATAAATGGCTGTCCGGGGAGTATGGCTGGGGCGGCGCGGGCAACCTTGCCGGCATCGCGACCGGCATTCGGATGTCGGACGAGGGGGCGCAGTATAGCTCCCAGCACACGACCCCGGCCAACGTGCAGAACACCGCGCCCGGTGCCTTCCAGACGACGGGCAACGACTACTCGGCCTTCGACACGGCCCGCCTGCAGCAGCCGGGCAAGTCGGCGAAGGATGCCTTCGTCATGCTGTCGAACCAAGCGCCGGCCCCTCCGACCGACAAGGCCGGCCTGCAGGCGTGGTTCGAACGCTACATCAAGCCCGGCATGGATAACCTCGGGCACAAGGTGTCGAGTGTCACGGGTGACGGCTTCGCCTACAGCAACGGCGAGGGGTCGTTCACGGTGGACTTCTACCAGAACGCCGGAGGCGCGGCCGGCGGCGGGCCGAGGCGCTTGCAGTGGAATGCGACCCCGGCCGACTCGGCGACCGCGTCCCGCTACGCCCAGAGCGGCGGCGCGGCCAGTAACAGCGGCGGCATGGGCACGGGTGGCGGTGGGG